GCGCCTTGAGCTCCTGTTGGGCCGGTTGCTCCTTGAGCTCCTGTTTCTCCTGAAATTCCCCCATTTATATTATTTCTATTATTTCTCCATGATGCACCACCAGCACCTAATGTTGCACTAGAGTATATTTGTTGATTATATGATGTACCACTCATTAGTATATATAATTATAATATTTATTTATATATGCTATTATTTGTAAATAATATATTAACCCATAATAAATGGTCTATTATTATCTATAGTTAAATTATCCGGCATAATAACCGTTTCTCTGTCAAAAAATGATATCATCGGTAATTTCTTTTCTTCACATTTAATATTTCCGCTTACTGGGTTTACTAAATTATTTGCATTAATTCCTCTCAAATTTGATTCTATATCTACATAATTTTTAGATAAATTATCTGCGGGCATATAGGATGCTCTATATAATTCCGGAAAAGCAGCTATATTAGCGTGTCCATTTGGAGAATTATGATATAATAAATTATCTCTTATATTATTTATACCATTTTGTTCTAATTTATAGTTACCAGCACTATTTTTATTTCTTGTTGAAGCCATTATATATATCTTAATAATTTGTTTTTATGAAATTAATTAATTGATTTAAATTTTTATTATCTACTTCTAAATTATTATTAATTTCACTTAATATTTGTTGTATCATATAAAAGGTCTTATATGAAAAAAGAACCATAAATGCCATTATTTTATCATCAAAATAATTATTATTTTTCAATAATAAAATTATATTTTTATTATCTTTAACAGAGTCATATACTTCTTCAATAATTATATTTATTATTTTATCATCATATTTATCAAGATTAAATACTTGCAAAAATTGAATTCTATATAATAGTTCAGATTCGTCAGATTCATCTATATTATGATATGTACAAACCATATTATAATCATAACTCATATCTTATAATAATTGATTCTTAATTATTTTTTAAGTATTATAATTATAATTAGTTATAATACTATAATTATAGTAGTTAATTTATGCGTATTGGTTTGGGGTATGTTTAATAGCGTAATCGTGGTCACGTGTTAATTCTCTTGATGGTAAACCGCCACGAATCCAACCTTCCGCTGCAACACCTTCTACTAAATTGGCAGGGTTTGTTACGCTTGCTTCAATCGAAGGAATTAATGGAACATATGAATAATTTGTGAATGATACTTCGCTATTTGGATCTACACTTTTACGATTTGTATTATGTTCTCCCTGTTGTAATTGTGCTTCTAAAATTGGATTGCTAGGACCTTTTCCTAAATATGGAACTGTTAAAAATAATCTCTCTTGAGCTCCTACACGTTCTTTTTGTTTTGATATAGGTGCAAATTTTAAAACACTATTTTCGTCAATATTATTACCATCAATTCCTCCAGCAGGACTTCCTTGGCAAAAAACATTTGGTTGATTACATGACATGGATATAGTATTTCCAATATTATTTTGATGAGTATAATTTTCTAACATATAATTGCTAGCGTTTGTATTTTCAATTGTTCTGTTAGAAACATCATAATTGTCATTACCGATTCTTGACATATTATTAAATAAAAAGTTACTTACGGTTTCCATTCTATATAATTGTTTAATATAATTATTTGTTTAATATTTTTATTTTTATTTTTCTTAATTAAAAAAAATAAAATAATATATTTTAATACATTGTATAATTATAAGCACCACCTTGATTTCGTTCTAGAGCTAATGCATTACCTTCTTTGCCTGAAATCATAGATCCATAAAGCCATTCTTGAAATCCTTTTTGATCATTTGGAGTTGTGGTACTTGGATTTGAATACCATTGTCTCATAGATCTATCAAAAATAAAATCATCTCCTAAATCATTGAATAATCTTTGATCAATATTTTTATCATTAAAATTTTTCTCTGTATTTTTTTTAACACTATTATTTATTTCAGTTTCTACATTTTTATTAAATGCTGGAGCAGCAGCTTTTTTATCTGGTTTATAATAAACATCGGGAACTAATACATTCATTAAAGGGTTAGATTCTGATGGTTTGCTTAATTTATTTTTTACCATTTCATACATTGTTGGATCTGTAAAACTTGGATAAACTTCTGGTAATAAATTATTATACATTCTATTATTAACAAATTGCTCTTTTATTTTATCTTTTGGAATATTTATTTGAATATAATATAATAGTAATAAAATAGCTAAAGTGACACTTGATATTAATAAAATTTTTGTATCCATTGTAATAAAATATCCTAAAATTGTTAAAAGAATAATTAATCTTGTTATAGCATTAATTTTTTCTTCCACTGTCATTGTTGGCTTTGGCCATATTTCTAATATGGATTTATTATTTAATAATATTAATGGATTATTTAACCAAATTGGTGTTATCATTATATATATATTTTATTATAAAATATATATTTGATTATAAAATATATATTATACTATATTATCTATTATAATTATTTTTTACTATTTTTTTTCTTCTTCTTATTTACAGAAGATCTACTGCTTCTCTGAACAGTTTCACCGGTCTTAAATACGAAACCTTCTTTACCATCTTCATTTAATCCTACAGATGATAAAAAATCGCTTATTTCTTTATTATTTTTATAATTTTCTATTTCTTTTTCTAATTTCATTCTCTCACTATTCATCTTTTCATCTCTATTTTCTTCATTCTCATTTATTTTACTTCTCATTCGTTCCTTCATTTTTGCATTCTTCATATTTTGTTGCATATGTTGTTGAAATGCATTCATATCAACTTTACCACCTGAAGGCATCCCCATTTTTCCTAACATTTTCTCAAAATTGCCCATACCAGGCATTGATTTCATTTTATTTACCAATTCGCTAGCTTCTTCCAGTAATTCAGATTCTTTAATGTCGCCACTTTTTAATTTATTGTCTAATTTACTGCCCACGTTTTTTACCAAACTCATAATTTTGGTAGGGTCTTTAAATAATTGTTTTATCACACTATTCATATCTGCACCAGAACTATCCAAATCAAAATCTAAATCCGCAGCTGTTTCTTCAGCAATTTCTTTAGCTAATTTACCTAATTTACCATCCATCATACCAGTTATATGTTTATGAATATCCTCTGGATTTGGTATATTATTATTTTTCTCATTTGTCGAGTTATCATTAGATTCACTATTTGAAGACTTATTCTCTCTATTTGAATTAAATAAATCTCCCATTTGTGAAATTGTTTCTTCTATTTTATTTTTAAAATCATCTTCATTTATTGCTTCAAAAAGTTTAGCTGTGTCGCCAAATGAATCCTGATTTTTAATACCAGTAACTATTGAAAATAAAATTAATTGTAAATATTTCCATATAGTTTCTTTAGTATTATCACTAATATTTTCTTTCCAGAGATCTTTAAAATCTAAATTTGGTAAAAAATAAGTATTTATTTCTTCTTTTTCAAAAATATCATTATTTTGATATAATATATCAAAAAATCTTTCTGGATAATTTGTTTTACAGTAATTATATAGTTCCATAAAAATTTCATTATTTGTATTCATGGTTTTACTATCTTCATCATTATCATGATTATCATGATTATCATGATTATCATCATCATCATTAATTGTATTTGTATTTGTATTTGTATTTGTATTTAGTATTTTATGGAATAAAGGATACTTCTCTTCAGTTAAAATATCTTGAAATGTATTATACAAATCATTTACAAAATCTTTTATTATTTTTTGAAATTCTTCTGGAACTTTTTCCATAAATAAATTATAATTATCTATATAATAATTTATTTAAATATATTTTTAAACATATAGTTCACATAATTTCGTTAAATTTTGAATATATTTTACTGTTTTATTTAAATTATCATCTCCCATCTCACTTATCGGTCTACGTAACATTTCAATTTTCGAAATAATTTCATTACAGTAAGCAGCACCTTCTAAATCTTTATTATAATCTTTTTTCATAAAAAAATCGATATTTCCACAAAGTATTTCATTCTTATATGGAGTTGAAATATAATTTTTCCATGATACAATTACTAATTTTGGATTCATTTTCCGAACACTTTTTAAATAATTAATGCTTGTTTTAATTTCAAAATCTTCAGGAAAAAGAGTTTCTATATCTTTTAAAAACTCTTCCAAATGATTATTAAATCCTGTTAAAATTGTTTTATTATCCATTATTGTATTATAAATATTATAATCTTTATATTTTAATTGTTATAATTTTATTTTTGTATATAATTAATTATTGTGGCATTGCTAAACTATCTCTTTCCATTTTTACTTTTTCCAAAGATGATGAATCTAATTTATTTGGAACATAATCTTCTGGTGGTGTCTCAATATTATCAGTTTCATCTAATGTAACATAATTTCTCAATTGTCTTAATCCCCCATTTCCTTTAGCTGCTAATGAATCAACACTTTGGTCTAAAAAACTATAGTTATCTGACATTACTCCAAAATTATTTATGTCTCCTAAACTAAAAGATAATGGTTCACTTGGACCATCATTTTCATTTTGCATTCTCTGCATTTGACGTGGTTGAACATGTTCTAATATTTGTTTTCCAAATATTACTTGACTACCTCTGTTTATTAATAATAAAGCCGGTACTTTATTGACATTCGGGGGTAAAATTATTTCTTTTTGATTTTCTAAAATTATATATGTTGCTCCATCGTTTTTTTTTATTCTATTATCTATACTAATAAAGTTTATTTCTTTTCTAGCTTGACTTTGTGATAATACTGGTAATATTTCTTTACACTTATCACAATAATTACTATAAAATAAAATCATACTCATTTTACTATTTTTATTTATTTTCATATTGTCTTTTTAACTTATTTAATGAAAAATTGATTTAATAATTTATTATTTTATATTATTAAATAATAATAATGGCTGATATTACTATTAGCGATATTAATGAAAATAATGGAACACTAGTATTTACTCTTGATAATATAAATGTTAGTTTAGCCAATGCAATCCGTCGTGTTATTCTAGCTGATATTAATTTAATTGTTTTTAGAACTTCCCCATATGAAAAAAATGATGCTGAATTTTTAATCAATACATGCAGGCTTAATAATGAAATTTTAAAACAACGATTAAGTTGTATTCCAATTCATATTAATGATCTTGATATGCCTATTGACGATTATCTATTAGAAGTTGATGTTAAAAATGATTCTGATACAATTATCTATGTCACTACTTCAGATTTTAAAATTAAAAATATTAAAACTGATAAATATCTAAATGAATCTTCGCTTCGTAATATTTTTCCACCAGATCCTATTACTAATGAATATATTGATTTTGCTAGATTAAGACCACGCATTTCTGATTCTATTTCTGGTGAACATCTTAAATTTACATGCAAATTTAGTAAAGGAACTGCAAAAGAAAATAGCTGTTTTAACTGTGTTTCTACATGTTCATATCGTAATATTCCTGATACAACTAAAATTGAAGAAGTATGGGCAATGAAACTTGCAGAACTGGATCTAGAAAAAACTGATGTTGAATTTGCTAAAAAAGATTTTATGCTTTTACAGGCAAAACGTATTTTTATTCCAGATACTTTTGAATTTAGAATCGAGACTATTGGGGTTCTTGATAATCAAGAAATTTTAAAAAAATCAGTTCAAATTATCATTGATAAACTAACTAATTTAAACAATATTTTCTCAAAACCAAATGATTTTATTATTAAATCAAATACTACTATTCCTAATTCTTTCGATATTCTTCTAGAAAAAGAAGATTATACTATCGGTAAAATTATTGAATTTATGCTATATGATAATTATTATATTAAAAATGATATTCTTACATTTTGCGGATTTCAAAAACCACACCCACACATTGATTTAAGTATTATCCGCATTGGATATAAAATTCCTACTGATACTACTATTATAACAGAGAATCTTCTTGATTCTATTAAAAAAGCCACAGATATTTACACAAATCTACTTACTAATATTAATTCTCAAATCTAATTTACAGTTTGAAAATTTAAAAGATCTATAATCTATAATCTTTAATATATTAAATCAATTTATATATTTTTTCTTCAATATCTTTTAATTCTGGAACTATAAGTTTTGTATAATCAATTAGTAAATCATTATTTCCATATGTTTGTGGTTGAAGGCCATTAACTTTAATGGGATACGCCCAATGAGAAGTAGTTCTACGGTTATTATAATAATCGCGTCTTTTTTTTTGCATAGCTAATGTGTTTGCTTTATTTTCTTTTGGTAAATATGATACATATTGAACTAAACGTTCTTCACATTTTCCATTTCCATAGTTATTTTGATGAAATGTTCTAGAATCCCATATTACTAATGATCCAGCTTTAATATTTAAAATCTTTTTACTATCTTTCAATTGATCTGTATATTCTTTATTGATAACACACCAATTATTTTTTGAAATTATATTATTATCAGTAAAATATTTTTCATGTAATTTATGACTTCCCTCATAAACAACTAATGATCTTTCAACATTAGATGTTAAAGATACTATTCCTTGATAACAATGCAACCCTTTTTTTTCACTTGATTGATCTGTATGCGTCCAATATTTATCTTTTTTTTCCATATCTTTTGACATATAACAAGATCCATCAAATGATACTACCAATTCATCAACTTCCCAAATATATTTGAATATTTCTATTACTTTTGGATGTGTTCTAATCAACCACGCAAAACGTTGATGTCCAACTTCATGAAATTTAAATATACCATGCGGATCTATTTTGTTATGTAAATTTTTTAAATTTGGAGTACTATTATACCATTTATCAAAATTACTTCTATACTCAAGAATATCGCTTTCTGATAGAACATTCGGGACTATAACATAGCCTTTTTCTTCTAATTCTGATTTAATTGATTCCATTATATGATATATTTGTGTTAGTGTATATCATATAAATTATTTTCAATTTTTTTCTTTATTTTTGCTAACTGAATATATTACTCACAATCCATATTTACTTCACAATTATTTACATTATAGTTATTGTTATTTTTATATATTGAATAGTTTAAAGAATGCATTAGTTTTGCTGGATGAAGATGATTAATGTATTCTATAACTATCATTTTTGTAATTATTCCACCAGTACCAATCATTTCAATATATTTCTTATGAAGATTATAAAGATGTGGTTTATATTGGAATGGTGCATCTTTTAATACTATTTCCTTCTTGACAAAACATTTTATATAATAATTATGAAGATTTCTTGTAAATTTATGAACTTGATTTCTATATTTTTCAAAAGCTTCTTTATTTTCAGGAAAATATCTTAAAAACGGCTCCACATTTTGTGAACTACGAAGGAATAAATATTGATATTGTAATTTTGGACAATTACCACGGAGTGATTTTAAATTTTCATAATTTGGATTTCGAATTTTTGTGTGAAGACCAGAAGTATGTTTTACAACTACACCCATTATTGTATATGGTGTATTATTGCTTCCATAATTATTTACTAAATTTTCATAACTATTAAACTCTATCTTATATGGTACATCAACATTATTTAGAAATTTAATATATTCATCTTTATCTAATTCTTTAATTTGATATCCAGAAATATTGTATACCGCTACTAAAACAATCCGCTTATTTACAATCGGAATAACAAATTTATTTTTTGGATGTTGAAAGACAAAACTATAACAATTGTCTTTAGGTAAATTATCAAATGTAATATTGTTTTCAGTGCAAATCTCATTAAATAATTCTTTGAATGTTGGCTGTTCTTTAAAATATGTTACATTTCCACCTACAGTGGATTTACTTACAATCTCCCATTTATTACTTTCATTATCATAAAATATGTTTATCATTGTTCCTTCCACAAATTCCTCAACTAGACATTCTTTTGCTTGAAAATTATTTACAAAAATATTTATATTTAAGGATTTTGGAGGAGAATAACATTTTAATTGATTTTTATAAAATAAAACAGAACGAAATAACCCTAATGAGCAAATATTTTCTAAATTTATGTTTTGTTTTATATATTTTACGAAAATATAGGATTCTTGTTTTTCAGAACTTCTCCATTCTTTTTTTGTTAAACCCAATTTAGATAATTCATCAATATCTGATGTATTAAGTAAAATGTTAATATCTGTATCAGCTACTTTAGATAAATCACATTCTAGACGCATTATATATTATATTTGATTGCAGAATTATCTTTAATTACATTTTGTTAATGATAATAATTTCTATAATAAATATAAGGTAATGGTCGATAAACCTATTAATATTCAATTAGGAGACATTATACAAATAATTTCACAACCAGACGATAAATTTAATGAAAATATATTTTTAGTCAAATATATTGATAATACTAAAATTACTATTATTAACATTAATACTAAAGATGAATCCATACTTTATATTAGTGATGGTATTCTTGATGATACCGATATTACAGAACTTATATTACTCAGTCGATCAGAATTCTCTGGTTATGCTATGCAAAATCAATTAACACCAAAGACATGGGTTAATATATATTTTAAAGGTGATATCCCATTTATTATTACCGGTGAAATTATTTCACTCGATGAAGATATGATTGAAATTAAAACATATCCAGATAACGATATTATATATATTGATTTTGCATACAAAGGTATTCCTGAAGATTTACCTATCGAAAAAATTATCATACGTTCATCTCCTGACTCCATTAATCAAGTTGAAGATTTACAAGAAGAAGATTTAGTTGATAAAAATCTAGATATTGATCTTGATCAAGTGAATGATTCCGATAATGTTCAACAAGTACAAGACATTATTGTTGATGCTGATGAAATTGAATTTGGGGAAGAACTTGATGAAATCACACAAATTGTAGATGTTCCTGAAGAAGAACAACGTTTCGGTATAGATAAACAAACGAATGATTTACTTGATGAATTATTGTCTAAAATTCCCAATTCACAACGAACGCCACAAGTCTTAAATGATATACATCGTTCTATTCAACGCTTCAAACAATTAAGAAAATCATATTCTATATATGATTCTAATGGCAATATTAGTATGGCTAAAATTCACGGTCCAAATTATAAACCAATTGTTGAAGTTATACAAAAATTCAAACAAAAATTATACTGGTTATTACCAGTTGTAACTAATAAACGTAAAATCTATGATCTTGAAATTGAAGACGAAAACCTAGAAGACAATGATATTGATTCATTAAAACTAATCACTACATTAAATGAAGAACTTGATATTATTGAAACATATAAAAATAACTCAATTGTCAATGACGAAAGTAAATATAAAATATTATTAAAATCATTAAATCCATACCTTACACCATTTACATCGCCAGATAATCCACAAAATAATGTAATAAATTCTACTGTAGATAACAATATTAATGTTATTACTAATAATTTAGATAATTTTTATTCATCAGTTGCAGGAGAAGAATGCTGTCCATCAAAATCTAGATTTGTATCTCAAATGTTAAATTCTGGAATCACTTACAAAAATAATTTAATTGTTCAACCCGATAAAATATCACTAAAATCATTTATGATCTTACCAAAACAAGTAGCGAAATTTTCACTCATTAACTCACCAGTAACCAACATTTTAGATAAAACTGATCTAAATCTTAATTATTTATCATATTGGAAGTTTCTCAATGATAAAACAAATGTTGATACATCAGTTATTGAAAGTTTCACAGATAAAACTAAAAATCCTGAAGTTTCAAACTTTCTATCAGGTATTAAAGAATATATTCTTGATGAAGAATTAAATAATAATACTCAAGATAATTATAGACAGTATATTGAGAATATTATTCCCAATATTACCGAATTATTTGAAATAACAAGAGAGAATAAGTATAATAATTTATCTTTAAAAAATTTGGTTGATCAGTTATCACCATTTATGGTGTTTATTCCAGATTTATCAATTGATGAATACTCTCATATAACAAATTATATTAAAGAACAAGTTGATAATTATAAGAAAAAATACGAATCAGAATTAAAAAAAATTAAACAGGTCATTCTTAAAACTAAAACTAATAAACCCATTAATAATTTACTTACTATTCTTAAGACAAATCCTGATTTAGAAAAAATAGTTCTTGATAATTACAATTTCTCTCCTGATAATACTTATTCAGACTCCGAAATATTAGATCATATTTTTAAACTTGACAAAGGACGGTTATATTTTTCTATATTATTAAAAATGGATATTGAACTGCGTGGTGCAAACATTGTAGAAAAATTTATTAATGATTATGAACAATTATCTGAAAATGAAAAAAATATATATCTAGATAAAAAAAATCAATGCTATATCATAACTAATAAATATAGCGATAGACTCACTTTACAAAAAGATAATAATAAAACCATATTTGTTGATAATGAATACTTAAATGAAAAAGAACGTGCTGATGCATACCAAAAACCCGTAGAGGAAGGCAATATTGCTATTCTTTTAAATCCTGATGGTGAATCTGAATATTATATTAGAAAAAAAAATAAATGGTTAATTGATACTAAAATTATTAAAGAAAATATTACTATTACTGATAACAAATTATTTTGTAATTTCCAAAATAAATGTATAAATGACTCGGAACCGAATCAGTGTATACCAATTAAATCGTTAAGTAATAATATTACTAAAGATGATGTAAATTCTATTATTAATGAATTTGATTCTTCATTTTCTCAAGAACAAAATATTCTCGTAAAAAAAATAGATTCTATTATAGAAAACAATATTCAACAGCTTTCACTTCTTAAATTAATTCAAGAAGAGCAATTTTTAAAATATAATAGTCTTTACAATAAAATCGGATCAACAATTGAAAATGTAGAACAAATATCTTCACCTTATGAAATTTTACGCGATGTCATCCTGGGACAAACTGATTTTGTTAAAAAACAATATGATATTCAGAAATTTTGTGTCAATTTCACTAGATTACCATTTGAAAAAGAAAATCATTATTGGCTATATTGTTCTAAAACTAATATTAAACTTATTCCTTTATTTATTAGTGAATTAGCTAACACATTTATTTCTAAAGGTGATTATTTATTACATCTAGATAAAGTATGTGCTGATCAAGGAACAATTAGTGATGATGGTGATAATTGGGTTGATAAACATAGTGGATATATTATTAAATCGATTGACCTAGATACTGAAGAAGGATTCACTGAAGAAGGTTATAAATTAAAAACTAGAGATATTTTAGAAAAAGAATTAGCTGATGCGGTTTTATTAGGAGGTCCATCTCTGAAAAAAACGGACTCTCCAGAGAGAAAACTTATTACAAACATTGTTAAATCAATGACACAGTTTATGTCTATTAATCTTGATAAAGAATATGATTTTATAATTAAGAATGTTATGTTGATTCATGATGCAAGTATTCCAAGTCAAAATGACTATGAAAAAGTTGTTAAACGCGCGCAAGAAAGAGGTAAGAAAAATATAGCAACATACAATGAAACTGTTAACACATCTTACCTATTTTTATCATTAACATTTATTCTTATAGCAATCCAAGTTAGTGTTCCACCAATTAAATCTAAAAAAACATTTCCTGGATGCATACGTTCTTTTGATGGTTATCCATTATTATCTAATGGTGATAAATCTGGTTTATTTTATATTTCTTGTGTAGCTAATAAAATTAAAAGTTCAACAGAACCTTGGAATACTATCAAAAAAAATAATGAATCAACGATAGCTAAAAGAATTGAAACTATTATTGATACGTATGTTCTTAAGAATGCCGCTATTAAAGAAAGATTTATAGAAAAAATTAATTATTTAAAAGAAAATAAACAAGAAACAATATTGTTAGAAAAAGATTATGATAATATTTGGATTAATTTTTTACCACCATTAATACCTGTATCTCTACCTAAACTAATAAACGTTTCTGATATTTTTAGAAAACAACTTCTTGATAATATTCATGATGGATCGTCACTACAATATAATCAAATCTTATCTCTTAAATCCAAAATTATATTTTTCTCTCTATCAATACAAGAACATATTCAAAAAATAGTTAGTAAAAAAGCCGCCCTCATTACAAATGCAACTAATGAGCCTTTCCTTGAAAATTCTTGTTGCGATACTGACAACATAAATATATTGTCATATTTTACAGATTTAATTCCGGCAATTTTAAATGATAATGATATTGTTGTTAGCATTAGTGATATTTTATATGATATTAATATTCTAGCAAAAGCACCATTCTTTTTTGATCCCAGAGATACAAAACTTCGTAATCCAGATTTCACAGCCGGATTCTCTGAAGATACTATTTATAGAGCATTCATTATTTATTGTAAATACAATAACAACATAGTATTAAGTGAAGAATTACGCGAAATATGTATGGCTAAACCAGACGATTTTAATATAGAATATTCCATCCAACAGAAAATCGATTTATTAAAGGATAAAGGCATTAAATATGATCAAGAAAATTTACAGCAATTACTGCAATACGTTAACTATGAAAATCGAGTTTCATTAAATCTTGATACACCATCCATTAATAATATTGAAATATTAAGAGATATATTAATTAATATCCGAGAGTCGCCGCTTACTAATCATAATATTGATATAGAGTTTACTGATTTATTCATCAAACTTCTTGATACATTCAGTATTTCAGTTAAAAATGATGATAATATTGAATTGCGCAATATGAAAAATTATTTAGGTCAAAAAAATATATTTTTGTACAATAAAATTATAGATTTTATAAAATCTAATTCGAAACTACCAAAACAAAAATTCAGCAATCTTCAAAAATGTTTAGATAATATTTCCGATTTTGATATTGATGACTCCATACATAATAAAGATAACCATGTTAATAAAATGGTTACATTTATAAGAAATACAATTAATGATTTTACAAATACATTTCCAAATATAATCATAAACGAAGTTGACAATAGTAATATATCTATTCCGAGACATTGGGAATTATCTGAAAGACATATTTTAGATGTTAAAGATATTGTTAAGAAACATTATGCGCCTTTAAAAGTTAATTATGGAGAGAAAGAGTTATTGAATTCTTTAAATTTAATACAAAAAAATTCTTCATATATTAATTCCCTAGCATTTTATACAGAATATTTATCAGCCATTCATAATAATGATGTAACAATTACATCTGTTTTAGATGAGAAAGTGATAACTTTATTGTTTAAATTTTATTTCTTAAACGTTATTAATAATTATATTGAATTAACTGAAACCACCGCTATTCTAGAACCAATACCAGAAGATCCCGATATTGTTGAACAAGAAGAAGTTTTACAAGATCTTCAAGGTGAAATTGATGATTTTGAAATTGTAAGAGGAGAGAAATTAGAATTACAATCTAAAATAAGTAAATTAATTGTTTCTTACATGGAAATTGTATGTAATACAAAAGAGTATATTAATTATAATTATAAAACAATAATGGATAAAATCTTACGTTCAAAAGAAAAAGAAAAAGATACTTTTACATCTGCTCTTAAAAACCTAACTGATGAGGAAAGAGAAATTGAAAACTTATTTAAAAATAATAAACTTGAAAAATGGGGTAAAGGGTTACAAAAAGGATTGACTCAATATGTTAAAGATACATATGATGATGAAAGAGAGCAGATGGAACAACAAGCTATTAAAGATTTACATTTATCTAAAAAAAAAGGTGTTGTTGATGGTAATAAAGATATATATCTTTTAGATATTGATCACCAAGATCAATTGGATCGTGAAATTGATGAAGAAGTTAATAACCTAGATGAATATTTGGGTGAAGACTATGATGGTGAGCTAGACGGTGATGAATTTTTCTAATTAAATTTAAATGATAATAATTATTTATTATCTCTTAAATATTTAAAGAAATTGTCTGAAAGTAATACCTAATCTACTATTTTTAGTATTAATATTATCATTTTTTAAAATACCATGTCTATATTCATTTTGAAAATTTCCACCCATAGTAATAATCATTCCATGTAATAACTCTACACTAGTTAATTCTTTAGTTTTTATATTTTCAAATGTAAATATTCTATTCACATTACTATTTCGATTATTTAATGTTAAAATTGTAATTTCATAGTTTGGAACCATATTGTACGTCCAATCCCTATGCATTGGAATAAAATCTTCATTATTTTCATAATAGTTAACTACAATTTGATTATATCGTGTGTTTATTTTTTTAAAATAATCATAATATGGATAATATAATTTCGGTAAACCATCATTAATTTCATTTTTATCAAGACCACCAAACATGTAACTTTTATTTGAATTATTATCATAATTTGGCGTATTTAAATAACTTTTAAACCATCTATGTGTTCTCTCTTCTAGTAATTTAGGATTACTATAATCTTTATTAAACACCATAACATTACTTTTATTACAGTTATTGGTCTTTATGATGTTCTTTAATAAGTCATAATTATAATCACTATAATCTACTAATCCGTTTTCTAAAAAACTCATCTTAATATACGAATTATTGGTCAAATTTATTACTTTATTATAAATAGTTAACATGAATTATTTTCACTAATATTATTATTATAATAGTGAAAATAATATTATTATCAATTTTTATTTATACTAATAATATTATTCATTATATATATATTATATTATAATGAATATCCGAAATATTCAGAAAGGCGATTTTAATAAGAATTATCTTTCACTATTAGAACAATTAACCACAGTTAATAGAGAGATTATAACATATGAATTATTTAGTAATTTTGTAGACAATTTATCACAATTACATCAAATTATTGTTATTGAAGTTGATAATCAAATTATTGCTACAGGAACTGTTATTATTGAAAATAAAATAATACATGGATTAAATCGTGTTGCACATATTGAAGATATTGTTGTTGATAGTAATTTTAGATCACATGGATATGGTAAAGATATTATTAATAAATTAATCAATATATCTGATAACTTAAACTGTTATAAAATAATTCTTGATTGTAATGAAAAAAATTTATTATTTTATAATAAATTAGGTTTCAAACAAAAGGAAATACAAATGGTTCGATATAAGTAATATTTTAACCAACAGTTACACATTTTGCTAGGTTTCTTGGTCTATCTGGATTAATATTATTTGCAATAGCTAATTTTAACGCTATGTTTTGTATTACAATAGTTAATAATAATTCATTATATTTATTGTTATTAGGAATTACTATACTATTTTTATAGTTATTTTCTACTATATTTGTTATACATATAACTTCGGCGTCCCTTGATATTATTTCTTGATAACAGTTGTTGTTATTATTTAAATGTTCATCATCTAATACTAATAATATTACTGGACAATCCTTATCTAATAGTGCAAAAGGACCATGTTTTAAACCGCCAGATGAATAACCCTCGGCGTGAATATATGATACTTCTTTTATTTTTAATGCACCTTCCATAGCCACTACCATTGATTTTTGCTTTCCCAAAACAAAAATACTCTTTTTATTTAGTATACTTATAATATTATCAGATATTAGATTATTATTATTAATATTATATAATAATTCTTTTATGTTTCCACATATAGTTTTAGTATCATTTATATAACTGTCACATATATTCATATTAATATTATTTAATTGAGCAAAATATATTGATATCAAACTTAAAATTATAACTTGATTTGAAAAAGATTTTGTAGATGCAACACTTACTTCTCTTTCAGCATGTATATAACATCCACAATCAACCATTCTAGATAATGTTGAATCGACTGAATTTATGATTCCGATTGTTAAAATACCGTTTTTTTTAGCCATATCTATACAGTCAAATAAATCTTTTGTTTCTCCAGATTGTGATAAAATCAGCATTGCTGTATTTTTTAATGGAATATAATCTAAACATATTTCACTTCCATCAATTACTATTACTTGTTTAATATTGGTCAATTCATTAAAATAATATTTTCCAAGTAAGCCAGCATAATATGATGTACCACAACCAACTATTACTATATTTTCAATATTCTTAAGTTTATCCTTATTTTCATGTAATCCACCCAAATTAATTCTATTATCATCTAAAATACGACTACCATAACCTAAAGCTCTATTTATTGATATCGATTGCTCGTTTATTTCTTTTTCCAACCAAAATTTATATGGATCTGGTGTATCCTGGTGTTTAGTCTCCATTAGAGTAATTATTTTTTTTGACTTTTTTGTGTTTATATTAAATTCGTTATTTTTATAATCATATTTCATTGTACAAACATCATTAGATTCTAATGCAAAATATTCATGTATTGTATTTGGAAAACCATTTTTTTCTGAAGCTACTACGATTTCATCGTTAGTTTGTCCAATTAATAATGGACTACCATGTCTATAACCAAATAATATTTCAGGAAAATCATTATTCATTATTAATAAACCCCATGTACCTTCTAATTCATAATGTAAACTAGAAATTATATTTATAAAAGCACCCTCGGTTCTATTTTCAGGTGATAATAATAAATAATTATATTCTATTAAATTAACAATTACTTCACTATCAGTATCAGAGTTAAATTTATACCCATATTTTTGTAGTTTTTTTTTAATAATAGAAAAATTGTCAATTATACCATTATGTACTAAAACTATATTTTTATTAAAGCTAGTGTGTGGATGAGAATTTTCATCACTTTGTCGTCCATGAGTGGCCCATCTACTATGACCAATAAAAATATTAGATTCTATTTTTTGTTCATTTATAGTATTTATAAGTAAATCATAACAATTAATTTCTGGCTTATTACAATATTTAATACAATTAATATTATTATTACATATATAAGATAAGCCAACCGAATCATATCCACGATTTAACAACATATATAATCCGTTTGTTAATATATATATATTTTGTAAATCTGTGTTTTTTGAAACTAAACCTATAATTCCACACATTATATTATATTAATAATATATTATTTAATAAAAATTAAATTTAACCGCTTCTAGATATTTATTTTCTAATTCCGTAGATACTCTATTTAAATTTCTATTTCTTTTTGGAAAACGTCCAAATGTGTTTATAATATTCTTATGCCCATAATAGTGTTTTTCGATTTTATTAGTAATTTTATTATTAAAATCGCCTTTTATCTTTATTTCATCAATTATTTTATCAGCATGAATATGATATAATGAATTTTCTGTATGAGAGTAAGGCATAAATGCAAATAGTAATTCGTAACCATTTAATTTATACAAATATGTATCTATTCCCATTTCCGCAATTAGTAATGCTTTTTTATCATTTTTGTAAGCATTTACTGTATCACGGTAAATATGTCTAGATAATTGATCCATCATAATAATATATGCTAAAAATGTTTTTTTAGTTTTTAACCATTCAATACCTTTTTTATTTTCATAAAGTGCTAATATTTCTGAAAATTTTTCTTTTATTTCATCATCATATGATTTGCTATTTATGAACCATTTTTTATTATCATGATTACCATCTGGATTAAACCAATAATCAAGAATTTTATTAGCATGTTCTTCAATCATATTAAATATAATTAATATGAATTATAACAAGATTCAATATTTATCAATTTTTATCAAAAAAATAAAAATAAAAAATAAAATTATAATTACACTTTCTATCATAATTATAATTTTATTTTTTTGTTTTTTTTTGTTTTTTTTTTGTTAGTTTTTGTTTTTACCATGTAAAATGTGTTGTAAACTTCCCATTGCCCCAGATGTCGGACTTCAAACCAGAGAAGCAGGCTTTTTCGGTATCCTCTCCAATATTTAGATATTTAGAGGTAGGGTTGACCATCTCGTTGAGCCATTCCCTTTGAACAGCTCGCGGATTTCCCATTCCTGGGAAATTGGCCTTAAAATCGTCATAATTGAAATTCATATACTTCTCACGACTACCGTTTAAAGATGCACGCTCAATTGCCGAGCGGATCTTTTCATGGTAAAGATCGGTCAACTTTATCATGAGCGCATCTTTCTTTTCATCCATCCGCTTCTTTTGTTCTTCCTCTTTAATCTTCTTGTTATCGTCATTTTTGTTAGACGAATCAATTGCGAGGTTTTGCATGTTGTTAATAAAGCTCGACATATTTTCTAGATTGATTGAGTTTGGTAGTTGATTGCGTTAGTTGTTTGGTTACGTTACTTTCATATAAAATTAATTCCATTTCAATTTTTTTTTTATTTTATTTTTATTTTATATTTTTTATTTTCAAGAGATTGTAAGTATTCTATATTATAATAACTTGAAAACAAAAAATTGATTTACATATATTGTTATAACAAGAACTAGACAATATTTCCAAATGCAATCACCAGAATATGAATATGATTGTGAATCAAATATGAATATCTCAAAATTTGAGAAAAATCTTGAAACAATTGTAGATAAAAAACAAAAAAATATATTACAGGAATATAAAATTGAGATTATTATTGTGAAAAATAATAATGAACAAGATAATAGTATTAAATATTGTGATAGAATTCGTCGTAATGCATATCTAGATAAATCAAAATAAAAAAATAAAAAAATAAAAAAATAAAAAATATGATAAGCATTGTATTTTTTATTTTTATTTATATATAATTAAAACATCATGTAAATAACACTAATAATAAATGTTGTTAAAATAGTTTTAATAACACTTCTAACAACGACAAATAAATAATCTAAATATAAACTTTTGATCATGTATGTATCAACATCTTTATAACCAAATTTTTCATAGTAGCTTTTAACACCTTCTCCAGAAATAACAACGATACCTTTATAGTAATGTTTCATTGCTAATTTTTCAGCTTTTTTAATTAATTGCCTTCCAATGCCCTTATGTTGAGCAGCATCAGTATTTTTTGTACCTACAGCATTTAATTGTCCATATACGTGTAATTCTCTAATTAGTGCATGATTTTTAATACAATTATATACTGGATTATGTTTTTTTTTATTTGGTAGGCGGAGACGAATAAACCCGAATAAAGCTTTATTATCATAACTTTCATAAGCAATGAAATACTCTTTTCCGTCATTAGCATCTACTTGTGTAATATTAAATTTTGCGGATTCTTCATAATACTTGATATGACGCCCAATTTCTCTACTTCTAATTTCTTTTGATTGCGTATTTTCTTTTTCAAAAATATTATCAATCATTTGTCGTAGATTTGAATATGGATTTCCAGCAATAATATATTCGATTGGAATATCTCTAACTACCCGAGGAAGTCTAATATGTGGTGGACAAGTTTTCATAGCATATTTAATAACATCAATTAAATCATTCATGTTTGTTTCTGAATATGGAACAAATTTACCTGATTTATACCATTTTTCAATAATTGTCCAAGGTGTTACTTCACATGGGTAGATTTTTACTTGATCCGGATGAATTTGATTATATACATAATCAAACATTTCTTTATCAATATCAGGTGTAGATAATGGCAAATCTGGCATTAAATGGATATCTATCTTGAAACAATTATCTTTTAACATTTTAATTGCGTCAATCGCTTGTTCTATTGTATGTCCTCGATTAACTTTTTTAAGAATATTATTAAAAGTATGTTGAACCCCTAATTGAATTCTGGTAATGCCCCATTCTCTAAATCGAACAATCCATTCATCATCAATAGCATCCGGTCGGGTTTCAATACAAATTCCAATTATATGGGTTTTTGCTGTCTTATTAATTCGAATTTCTTCAGCAATTGAAAGAGGTTCTCTCTTACCATTACGTTCAAAATATGTATTTGCAGCATAAAATATATCTCTATGGTATATTTCTAAATATTCAACAGGATATTCTGTGAACGTGCCTCCTTCTAAAATAATTTCTAATTTATCAATTGTATGACCATTACCATAAAGTCTGTTCATACGGCTAATCATTTGTTCATAAGCTTTAAAACCATTTTCATTAGCTCTTCGAACTGCTGGTTCGTTATATAAATAAGAACGCGGTTGTTCTTGCCAATCATTATCTTTATGTGCTGGTTCATTTGGACAATAATAACAATTATGTTTACAACTAAAACTTTGTCCGTTTGGTGTGGGTGACATAACAAGTGTAATACTAGCAATACCAGAAATATTTCTACTAGGTTTTTTTTGAAATAAAACTTCAAGCATTTTATTTTCTTCAAGTTCATTGTTGTTAACCATTTCACGATATAGACAAACAAGATGGGATTTTTTCATACTGATTTTATTATCGCGATAATATTTACTGTAAACTCTTATGAATGCTGATTGAAGTTTTTCAGCACTACCATTATAATTTTTGCTCCATTTATCAAATACAATGATTGCTTTTTTATAAATTTTTTCATTATCTGGGTCAATTTCTTTTTTACATAAATCTTCAAAATCAGGAATATTCTGTGTATGAACCACACAATTCATAACTATATTGTATTAAATTGATTATTATTATTAATATTAATAATAAATTAATATCAATTTTTATAAAAAAAATTTTATTGTATTTACTTTAGATAATATGTTATATATTATTTGTTATTTATTATGTAATTCATTTATAATTTCATTATAAGTAATATGTCTCTGTTTTTGAAGTACTGTATGTATATCTATATCTTTTTCTTCAGAAGAGCACTGATATTTCTTATTTAGAATATAGTTTGCACAAAAATAAGCAGATAATTTTTGATTACACAAAATCATATTAAGATCTAATTGATTTATATTATCAATAATTTTTTGTTCAGAATATTGAGTATTATATAAATTCATTTATTATATATAATAATAATATATATAATAAAAATAATCAATTTTATTATATAATATATATGAGTAATTCTTACAAATTTATTCATTTTGGATGTTGGGGTAAAAAAAAAATAGTTGTAAGTAAATTAGTTGATGTAACAAAAAGTAACGATTATGCTATGGTATCTGTTGCCGGAGATAATTATTATCCTGAAAAAAAATATGACGAAACTCAAAAAATTGAGTATAAAGTATTTAATCCTATACATTTTAATATGTTATTTGAATTATTATGTAAACTAAAAACGACCCGAGAAAAAGGGGTTAAATTAATTTTTGGAAATCATGATATCAATGATATTGTAAGTTATAATAATGATGAAGGTATGCATACAATTGAATGTAATACACTTATAAAAACAATCGAATTTATTAATAATGTTAATAATAATTGTAATAATGTATCATTTTTTACTGATGTGATGTTTAATATAGATGCACCAAATACATTAGTCATATTTTTAGACACAACTGTTTATGAATCTAAAAAACTACAGTATAAATGTTATAGTAAAAATAATATTTTTTCAAATGAGGAAGATAATAATATAACTACATCCGAAGAATTACGAGAATATCAAAACAAGAGAGTTAAAGAAATTATAGACGAATATCCTGATAGACAAAATATAATATTAGTTGGACATCACCCACTTGTTTCATATAAGGATAAAAAGACCATTATGGTAGAAAGTTATTCTGGACTATTAATTGAATTTTTTTATAATATTTTGAATATAACAAAGTCTAGTTCAAAAAAAATATATTATTTATGTGCAGATACACATTTTTATGAAAAATCTACAATTTTAATTTCAGATAATAAAAATGAAAATTCTATCAAAATAGAACAATATATTGTTGGAACTGGTGGTGCTGATTTAGATAACCCCGGTGTAATTTCTGGTCAGCAAAATATAAAGATAAATAAACTAAATATTAGTTTTGAAAGAATGGAAGCAGTCAAAGATTATGGTTATTTGGATTGTCTATATAATTTAAGTGATAACGAGTGGAAATATAATTTTATTCCCGTTAAAAATGATATTGACTAGGATATTACTATCACATTTTTCTAGATTTACGCATGTTTCTAGATTTACGCATGTTTCTAGATTTACGCATGTTTCTAGATTTACGCATGTTTCTAGATTTACGCGCTTTTTTAGATTTACGCATGTTTCTAGATTTACGCGCTTTTTTAGATCTACGTGCTTTTCTTCCTCCTGAAGCCGATGGTTTTACATACTGTTTAAGAACATATAAATATGGATTTGGAGAACCATCAAACATATCTTCTGCTGAATTTTTTAATGTTCTATAGTCTGATGAATTTATTGTGATTTTTGAAGAAAACATACCTTGAGGTCTTGGTTTTGTAAATTGTAGTTTAGTAGAATAGTCAAGTCTGTTCCAATTATTGTTTAAGATAGGATTTAAACTGCCACTACCACTAACCAATGTTTCAGATTTTAACCATGACGGATCAACATTATCAAAACTGATAGAATTATTTGTTGTGGGTGGCGGTGGAGGAGGTGGAGGAGGTGGAGGAGGTGGAGGAGGTGGAGGAGGTGGAGGAGGTGGAGGAGGTGGAGGAGGTGGAGGAGGGCGGCGTGATGAAGAAGGATGTGGAAGGAGGCGCTGTGATGGTAGAGTAGTAGTGGGTGGCTTGGTCTGGGTCTGTGTGCGAATCTTTCCGAGATCGGACTCGTACCGCGATGAGTGCGCACTATCAATCGACGGCGAGGATGAAGTCTCTGGTATAACGCGATCTTTAGATTGTTCGGCGCGACGCTTCGTAGAAACTAAATACTTTTGATGTGCGAATATCTGATCTTGGCATTTGTTAGATTTAGACATAATACATTTACCGTTCAAAGTTGATGATATTCTACATTGATGATATTTATTAGTTTCAGGATTGAATTGAAATACAGAAGTACAATATTTTGGATTTGTATCACTGCAACGGTTAGAAGGTGCAAGATAGATGCAAGACATATCAGTCATTTATTATATATTATATTTATATAATAAATATATTAAGAATTATATATTATACAAAAAAATAGTATATTATATAAATATGATGAAAAATTTAGTAAAAAACAATAGAGTAGGCTCAACAATATGTTTATTTTTAATGATATTTTTATTGACTATGTTAATAAAACCTGTTTTATTATTTAATAATGATGGTAGTATAAGAAATTTTGGTTTAGGAAAAACAAGAAGTACAATAATTCCTGTTTGGTTATATGGAATTGTAGTAGCAATACTATCATATGTATCTATTTTGTATTATATAAATGTTATGTAAATAATAGTTATTAATCATTAATAGTATATACGCGGTCTTTTGTTTCGGATTCTTTACTATTAGTTTGTTTAAGTTTTTCAAGATAATCATCATGATTTGACATCATTTGAGATGCTGAACGTTGACATTTAGTAGAGATAATAGAGTTAAATGAAGCTGTAACTGTTAATATACCAGCTAAACAATACCATATAAATTCTGAAATAATATCTTTGGATCGAACAATATTTTTAAGAGCATTTTTATATTCATTAGCATTTTTTTGTAATAAGTTTCCTTTTTTCATAACATCCCATAGATGATTAAATTGCGCATCATTACTGCTAAATTCATTAAGGATTAAAGATTTATCAGAATTCATATTTCTTATAAATTTAGCTAATTCCTCACTACCAGCAGTAGTAGAAGAAATATCTTCCTTAAGAATTTTATTAAGTGTATTTTTAACTCTAAATGAATTGATCATGTATCCGATTGTATTAGAAAACGGGGATAACCAACCAGGAAAAATGGTAAGTATTAATTGTAAAACTCCGAATATAAGTAGCCAAGGAACTATACTAAATAAAACTGTTGAAACTTGATATGAACCACATAGGTCATTAGATAGATATAGGTTAATTCCAAATTGTGAACCAATTATAAAAAATAAGTAGATTGAAAATATGATGTAAGTAATTTTAGGATCATTAAATAAATATTTGCTGATAGAATAAAGTAATGTAATTACTATAATCGAACCAATACCGAAATATAAATAAATATTAGGATTAATATCCGCCATATATAGATATTATTA